AATAGTTTGTGGATAAACTTTTGCCCATTGGGTAAACGACAAAGTTTGCGTAGTTTGAAAAGTCTAGTCAAAATTTAATCGACTCGATCTCTTTCAAAACAACGACACAAAAAATGACATTAATAAATGACAGTTAATTCAGCTAAAGGTCTATTGATACTAGAAGAAGAAGATTTTGAACTTGTGGAATCGGGTAAAGTGATTCATATGGTTCACACGGTCGAAAGTAAATTTAGCATAGTCATGTTCTATACCAACGAATGTGACCAATGCAAAGTTATCAAACCAATTTTAATAAGTTTTGTGGGCAATCCAACCATACAAATTTGTATGGTTAATGTTTATGATGCAGATTCAACCAACTTGATCCAAATGTCTCAAAAAACTTCGACTCCCCTTCAACATGTGCCCTTTATCGTATTTTATATCAATGGTGTTCCATTTAAGAAATATGATGGTGGATATAACCATTCGGATTTTCAAACGTTTGTTAAAAATGTTATGGTGGAAGCATCCAAAGTTAAGGACACTTCTGAAATAAGTGAAATCCCACCATACACGATTGGTAAACCAAATTCATCTAAAGTATGCTATTTGACCTTCCAGAAGGCATACTAAAGTCACAAACAATGATGGCTTAAATAAAATTTTAATGGTATTTTTTACCATTAAAATTGATATAACATTCTGCTTCTCTTCCATATTCAGAGTTGCAACAAGCCACAAAGTTATTTTTCATTTCTTCGTTCAAAACTCGGCATGGTTGAACTCCAATTTGTTGAGAAAAATAACCTCCAGATTGACCACAACACTGTTTATTTTTTCTGTTGGCGTTTAATAAACCACACCTACAGTAGAGTGGATAAACGCCTCCTTCAACTCGCAAAGTATCCAAACATAGTACAAAAAGGACAATGAAGACCACAAACTCTAACTCATTCACCTGAAACGTGCCACATGTGGCACGTTTCTTTGTGATAAGTCGACCCATCCGCTTCGGAGAGGCAAAGCCTCTCTTCAACGATGGTGCTTTGCACCATCGCTTCGCGGTGGGTTGAAAAAAAATATTTTTTATTTAATTTGGTACGATTCAATCATACACACAACATCGGCAATATCATCTTGTTTGTTTAGGCTAGCAAAGTACCTTAAATTATCTCCAGCGAGTAAATTTGTTACAAACTGAATTGTCCACTCTTTACGGTCCTTTTTAGTCTTTAAATTTGTGGCTCCCAATTTTTTTGTTTTTGTGCTTGCATTGTAGTTTAGAATTTTTTTTGATGGATGAAAAATTTTAAGGTACGCTTCAAGATAATGTGATAATTTTAAAGCTTGCAAGTTTATGGTCATCTGTCTCTCTATCAAAAAAATATCACATTTTTCCCATATGTCCTTGTAGCCATCCATTATTTGAAACATTGATAACCCCAAATCTACAGGTTTATTTTTACCTTTTTTTTGTTTGGTAAAAATAAGGTCAACCATATCCTTTTTTAATAATTTATCATTTTGTGAAATTTTAAGGTCAGACATCATCTCAACTAAATTTTCCTTTTTACTTTTATTGAGGTCAGATTTGGTCATGATCCCGTTGTCTAAACATGTATTTTTTAATAGTATAAAGTCACCTTTATCTTTGACGGCAAAGGCGAAATTTCTTATTCCCATGTCAAATGCAGCAATCATCTTTTATTTTCTTGACGTTGTTTATAAGCATTAAAAAATTTAAATTTATTTAAACTAAAAAGGTTGAAAGAACCATAATTGTCCAAAAATGAAATATTTGTAGATAAATATATTTAAGATAAAGAGCACCATGATTGTTGATATTTTTATACTCACCGTTTGGATGACATATCTAACCACGGTAACCACTATTTCCTTGATAGGCCTCATGGCCATCTTGGGTTATTTATGGTATTTTGGACCACATAAAATTGAAAAAATTAAATTTATCTTGACCAATGATAATGCTACCTCACCTGAAAGAGGTACATTGAAATCGGCTGGATATGACCTTAAATCTTCTGAAAATACTATCGTCCCAGCAAGGTCACATAAAGCCATTAAAACTGGAGTTAAGGTTATTCTTCCGACCAACACTTATGGTCGAATTGCATCACGATCAGGACTATCTTTTAAAAATGGGATTGAAGTAGGTGCTGGTGTTATCGACGAAGATTATCGAAATGAGTTAATGGTTATTTTGCACAATCACAGCGACAAAGATTTTGTGATTGAATCAAAGGATAGAATTGCTCAATTGATTGTTGAAAGAGTGGTATATCCAACGACTTTAATCGAAGATGTTAATGGTGGTATTCAAACCATTAATTCATGTATTCGATCAATTCGTGGATTGGGTGGTTTTGGTTCAACTGGAAAATAAATAATTTATCGATTTTTTAATTTTTTTAAGTTCAATTGAACTTAAAAAATATTTGACTTCTAACAAAATCGTTTATCCCTTTAAGATTCAACCCACACAAATGTGTGCGCTCGCGCACACATTTAAGTCTGTTTTAACCTTAAAGGCTTACCTTTCAAACCCTTTGGGCTTGAAAGGGTTATAGTCGCTCTAATTTTTATTTTACATTTGACCTCTAATAAAAGAATGGAACTTTCAAATAAATTCAAGTTGACATTGCAAGAACGTGAAAATGTCATCAAAATGTATACCGAAGGCACTTCGGTTATATCACTCGCAGAACAATATGGAGTCTCTAGACCAACAATATATAATATTATAGAAAAGGTTAAACATCCCAATAAAAAAATTGATTTTTATTTCGATAAATCAGATGAAAATAAAGATATGTCTAACCTTACAGTTGAACAAAATAATATAAATTTCTTAGGTGTTAAAATTGATACTGAAAATGGATCAAGTAACCCTAAGATACGTAAAGCGTTGGATAAAAGCTTCCAACTGCTTGATATCATGAAGTTTATTGAAGTAACCAAATTTAAGCTTAATATGACCATGTTTGATTACTTTTGGCAAGTAGTGGTTGGAAATGTTACTCATACCCTGGTGGGTATGAGTGTTCTTAAATGGTTTGGTTATGATGGGAGTCGGCGAAACCACAGATTAGTGAAACCCAGCGAATACTATAAACAACGACAAAATTTTAAGAAAATGTTGATTAACAATAATATTCCCCATTATGAGTTGACACAAAAAGACAAGGAAATAGAACAATATCCAACTATACAAGAAGAATTACAATTAGTTCCTTCAAACGTTAAACACACTAAATTTCTTATAATGGAACCCGACGACCTCAAGAAGCTTAAAACTCAAAGAACTCTATTTCCTGATTTAGTGGTTCTTTTGGACTTTAAATGCAATCCAAATTCTAAAATTCTAAAACTCTATACAATCGCATTAAGGAGAATTTAAAGCTTAAAAATGTTATTTTCAAAAACAATGATATAGACCTTCAAGAGTCCGAGGTAACCCAACAAGAGTTGATAGAAGAAATGAAGGTTATTAACGACCAAAAATATGATGTTTAATAAAAATACAATTTTAAACTCTTTTAGAGTTTAAAATTGATCTAAGGCCATGCCATAGTCTGTTCGCTTGGGGTTTGATTCAAACTGTATATCAAAATAATGATACAAATAACCATAACGGGATAATCTTTGTAATATATACTGTAAACCAACCAAACGGCGGTCAATATTTCACTTATATCAAATTTGGCTCTTTGATGGCTTTTTGGAAGCAGCGTAAAGGCTAAACCCAAACCGATAGAAATTAATGGTTTAGTCCACTGTGTTTCTGGAGGACTCGAACCATTTTTTGATGTTTGTTCCATTTATTATTTGAATAATAGCATAGGTGTGTATTGACCACTAATAAACTTGTTTTTTGTGAAGTTTGTCTTTCAGACTCGAACTACCCGCAAAAAATTGATTTTATTTTCATCTACTACGGCCACCGAAGTCGGCCTACGTAGTTCGGGGTTGGAGTCAAGTTTAAAAATTGGGTCACTGAAAGTAGGTCAAACAAAACTTGAAATTAATACCGGTTTTTATATAAATAATAAAGACCATGGGAATAAAATATTTTTTTAAATGGTTCAAAGACTCTTTTCCAAGAACTGTTAAATCTACCCAGCTTGGAGAGAGCCAGAAATTAAAAGATGCTCTAAAAAAATTGGAAGATGATCACGGTGAAGATCGCGATAATAACCCATTTTTGTTACTATTGGATTTGAATGGTATAATTCATACCTCATGTCAAAAAATTTATAAATATGGTTCTTTCGAACCAAAATCTTTGTTAAAAAAATCACCTCCTATAAACAGTGGTGAAAAGGACTTGTTGGTCTTTGAAGATGTTTTAAATAGTATTAACTTGTTGATAACCACAACAGACCCATTAGAAATAGTATTATGTATAGATGGTGTGGCTCCTATATCCAAACAGATACAACAGCGGCAACGCCGGTTCCTTTCAAAAAAAACTAATGGTGGCTTTGACTCTAATTGCATTTCTCCCGGCACCGATTTCCTCTATAGGCTTGGAATATACCTTAAAACAAACATTGAAAAAAAATTGGAAGAAGATTGGCTGGGTGTTGAAACAATTTATTTTATGGACTCATTAGTCCCTGGAGAAGGTGAACATAAACTGTTTGATTTTTTGAGATCAAATCAAACCACAATAATAGAGAAAAAATTCAACATTGTTGTGGTTGGAAATGACGCTGATCTTATAATGTTGTCTTTGCTTGTGTCAACCTTATTTTTAAAAGAAAATTTGATTTATATTCTAAGGGAAGATTTGGCTTCAAAAAAATTGGACTACCTTCTGGTCAACATTAACCAATTCAAAAAAAATATTTTGAATTTTGCAATGGATAAACCCAAGTTTAAACACCATGATTTTGAATGTGTAGTGTGTGATTTTGTTATTCTTTGTTTTATGGTTGGAAATGACTTTTTACCTCCAATTCCGCTTTTCAATATTTTTGATGGTGGTCTTGACCTTATGATGAAGTATTATTTTACAACCCCCGGCTATATTTCATTCAAGCCTCGACGTCGCAACCGTTCCGGTCGCGACGTCCCACGATCTAAAGGAATTAAAATAAATTTTAAAAATTTAATGGGTTTTTATAACCATCTTTTAAATGTTATCAGTCCACAGGCCATTCAACACTATAAAACCAGAGAGTATGGTTTTCCAAATATTTTGCTTGATATAGCGTCTCAGAAGGAAATTTCGTTTATGGACATTTC